TCGTGTCATAAACTTAGCATAGTCTGCTTTAATTGTTTCAATCAACATATTGATTTCATTTTGCATATCGTGTACTCCAGCTTTGTTTAACTTACTCATATAATATAGCAGTAAGACATCTTGATGTCAAGAAGAAAGCGAACAATAAAATCGTTCGCTTTCAATAGGTTATAATTTTTATTAAAAATAATTACAAAGAAATATCTTCAAGTCCAGCCGCACGTAGTTTAACAATGTTATTAATTTGAAACTGTTTTGCCTCAAGTGCTTTAATCACACCGATAAATCTATTTCGCACTAAGCTGAAATCGTTGATGAGGTATTGTAAGTTAACTACTTCCTCTTCCCCATCAACGAATTTTTCAGCATCTCGACTAGACAGAGCCCTATTGTAGGATTCTAAAAACTTGCGAAAGATCTTACTGCGAGTCCTACGCATTTCTGTATTTAGAAATTCCAGTATCGCTTCGACTTCCTGAAGCTGATTGAAACGGTGCTCGACAATACCCGGCATGTCACGGCTCTGTTTTTCGAGATTACCTTTCATTCCACATTCATATCTAGCTGAGTCAATTTCACGCTCAAAGTGAGAAATTGCACTAACAATCTCAGCCATATTTGCAGTAACTTTACGATACCAAATGCTCATTTTTTACCAATCTAACTCTTCGTCATCTTCATTGGCGTCTTCAAAAACATCAACATCTTCTTCTTCCATTTCGAGATATGCATCAACTGCGTCACTTAAAAACTGGCAATGCTCTGCTAATTCTGCAACATTGTCTTTAATTTCAAATCCGTGGTCAACCAAATGGCCGACCACTTCTTCTGCGAAAGAATCTTTATCTTTGTTTGATATGATTAACGAAGTCGCACTATCATACATTTGGAATACAAATTCCAGATCTGAATCACTCAATACCATCGGCTGTCTCCTCGATATAAGGAGTTTCCTCCGTTGTGATATCCAATGTATCTTCTTCTGCAATTACTTCAATAGCATCAACAACCTCATCGTCATATTCGGTCATAATGAGATCTAATGCACCATCCTTGTTAGCATTCCAAGGCTTACGGAACATCTTGATTACTTCACCAGTTACATGGCTAGTATATTCCAAACTATTGCCGCTTTTCTTGAGAATATCTTTTGCTTCCAAAAACTCTACAAGACCACTATATGGGCTCATACCTGTTTCATAAGGAATTTCAACTTGGACGCTTTCAAAAGGTTTTGCATAACGTGTTTTCATAACCTTACATGCTGCACGAATACCATGCACTTGCGAAGTTTTATTGCCGTCTGCATCTGTTTTCAATTTCAATTTACGCATCGCAACAACAATGCTTGATGCATAGATGAAACCTTGACCACCTGAAATCTTATCATCTGGGTCAAACATATCTTGTGATGCGTATGTGTGGTTAGTTGCCATTAAGCCTACGTTGTATTCGCCAAACATATTAACTGTGTTGCGAACAAGTGATGTTAGTGCCTTGGGCTTACGACCCAGATCACCTTTCATATCACCAGCTTCAAACTGTTTAACATCTGTCGGCGTGAGCATCATGCCCAATGAGTCAACTACAAACAATACTTTAGGGCGCTCGTCCTTTTCCTTATCTGCAAACTCTTTCTTATAGTCTGTCATAAAATCACTAATAACTTTAGCAACATCATCGATCATAGCCAAGTTGAGTTTTAGTAGTTTTTCTGGAGACGTGTCTACGTCTAGAGCATGTAGCCAGCTTTCATCAAGTGCATTTTCTGTATCAATTAGTACAACAAAAATTCCTTGATCCTGTGCTTGTTTAACAATATTACCTGAAGCAATATATGATTTACCTGCGCCGGATTCTCCAGCTAGTACTGATACTTTACCAAGTGGAATACCTTTGTTGAAGTCTCCACTGATTAGTTTGTTTAGGGTATAATTACCCGTGCTGATCCATGTATCTGGATCATTAAACCCGACACTAAGTCCAGGTACCGCCTTAGTAATACTCTTGCGGAATTTACTTACATCAAATGGTCGTGCCATATGTATCTCCTAAATTAATATCGGAGGCGACTCATTGTCGCCTCCATAATGTGTTGGATTTAGTCTTCTTTGCGTGACCGGATCATTGCAAGAATGTCTTGCGCACTTGCTTGTGGTGCCTCTGCTGCTGGTGCAGGTGCTGCTGGAGCGGGTGCAGGTGCTGCTTCTGCTACTGGAGCAGGTGCCGCTGGAGCGGGTGCAGGTGCTGCTTCTGCTACTGGAGCAGGTGCCGCTGGAGCGGGTGCATATGAGCGTGAGCCTGATGCTGGAGCATCTACGCCGTATGGACGATAGAACTCTGCAAAACGCTCAGGATCATATAGTTGACCATCTACACTTGCTTCAAACATTTCCATGATTGCATTAAGTGCGTTTTGGTCTGGCTTCTTTGGAAGGAAGTCATTGAGATTAAACAAGCCATGTGTTGCAATTGCATCACGTTCTGCTTGATCTAGACCACGTTCGCGGCGAGCCCAGTTAGATGTTCCGTAATCTGCATACTGACCTTTTTTACCTTTGGTAACTTTAAAGTCTGTGCCCAACTCATAGTCAGTTGGAAGTTCTTGGAACTCTGGATCCATAAGAGCCGAACTGATAATTTTATAAATTTGAGGAGAGATTACAAAACGTCGAATTGAATTCTCAGGAACATTGTCTTCTGCCATATCACTTTGTGTTACAAAGCCTTGGAAGATATATGAACGTTTTTTCCAATACTTTCGAGCCATGTCTTCCATTGAAGGATCTTTAAACCATGGACGAATTTCTGCGTGTACCGGACAGCTCTGTCCTTCCCACATTTCTACACAGGGTACCTGTACAGTTACTGGTTTATTCTCGTCGCCGCCTTTGACGCCGGAAAACTCCATGCGAATCATTTGACGCTCTTTCCAAAAGAACGTATTCATTTCATCTGCATCTGGGAGGAAACGCAATGTTGCGCTAGTGTTTTCTGGAATGTTCCAGTGTGCGAAAATAGCGTTGTCTCCGCCGCCTGTTGTTCGCTTGTTATTTTGTGAATTATCTTGTGCGAGCAATTTTGCTCTGATTTCTGCTAGTGACATAATGTTTTTCCTTTATTAGCCTATATTAGTAGCGAAGAACTATTCTTCACTTTGTGTGTTGTAGTCTATTGACTACTTGCCTTTGTTTGCCTATACAGTATAGTACTTTGAGTGCTTACTGTCAAGCACTTTTTGCAAAATAATTATCCAACCATTTTGCGTAGTGTAAGCATAACACCTTCATCAAGTGCAATGCTTTCAACTGGTTCTGAAACACGGTTGGCTGTTTTGTTTAAATACATAGCCATCTGTGCAACTAAGTTTAATGTTTTTGGTGACATCTCTGTAACCAATTCACTTAGTCTTAGCAAGTGATTTGCACCTGCGTCATTTTTAGCATTTGTTCCTAGGAAAGTAAGCATGGAGGCCAGCTTTGCTGACGAACCATGTTGTCCACCAAATTTATTTGGATCCTGATGATCAGGATGGTCTGGATCATTTGCATCAAACGAAATACCAAAGTCTTGCTTGTCTTTAATCATATCGTATAGTGCAGAAATGGTTTCTTTCTCCATGCTATCTTTAAATGCTGCTTCGCCTACAATCTTATTGACACGAGTCATTGCTTTTTCCAAATCTTCAGTTGTAATAGTATTGTATAGGAATTTTTCTGAAATGTCAACACCTTTGTCTTCTTCTGTCACTTCTTGTGCTTGGAAGTTGTTATAACCTTTAAGTGTTGTGAGACTATTGATTGTTTCTTTTAGTCGGGCCATGTGGCCACGTACTGTTTCTACAATCTCGGTATTATTCTCATTTACCAATTTGTTTGATCTAACATGTCTTACAAACTTGTTTAAATCTGCGATCTCTTCACATAATGATAAAATACTTACACCTTTATCATCATAAGGAGTACCGCCTTCGTTGACGTGCATCGCCATCGCTTTTGCTCCTGCCATGTATTTGTATGGGAAGCTAAATCTTTCACCTTGGGAGTTTTCAATGAATAAGCTGTGTATGTTACGGCTACGTGATCCACGTACTTCTTCGTTAACACCTTTTGTGTGCTTAATGATTAGTTTGGCTTTTTGCATTGGCATATAGCTCGTTTTTACGCCGCCAAAGGCTTTGCCAAATGCTGCTGATTCTGTTACACTTTGATGTGCAAAATCTTTTGGGGTTATTGTTTTATCAAACTTTTTCACTGTAAATTCACCTAGGTTCTTGTGGGCTATGTTTTTAATAATAGATATTAATTTTTTATTTGCTACGACGTCGAAATCATGTCCCGCCTGAACTAAAACTTCTGCTTTTGTATCATTGAAACGTATACTTACCATTAAGTCAGCGTCTGACGAATAGAAGCGTGTAGCTTCTACCGGATCAGTTGTTTTACTTCCATCATTCTTATATAGCAATAGGCTGTAATTTGCGCCTTTTAATACATTGAATATTTCTGAACTTAAATCTTCGTTTTCCACATTGATGCCCTCTTGTTATATGTATTTATGCAAATAGGCTTATAAAAAGCTCATTGGCATTGGCTCGTCATAATCGTCATCATCATCTGTTCCTAGATATTCAAATGCTGCATCTTCATACCTAGTCACTTCCTGTGCCATGCGTACAATTAATACTAATGACATAACTAGATCATCAGTTTCACCTTCTTTAGCACTAAAACTATTACCACGGGCAATAAATGTTTTTAATTCTCTTAATAGAGGTGCGCTGGCTATCTCAATTTTATCTGTCTCAACCCAATGCTTTAATTTAGCACATGCTGATAGCTTTGTTTTGTGTGTTGTAGTGAACCCACGTCTGAGCTTTGTACTGTTGCCACGTTTTTTTGGTTCAGTTAAAAATGTTCCTGGTATATTTTCTTCGCCAATACCTTCAACCGTGACAAGTGCCGCTTCGCCAAGGGTGTTGTTTTCTATACTATAGTATATTTCACTCTTTCCTTTACTTTCTGTTTCAATATATTTGCATAATGTCTGCAATATTTTAACCTGCTGTTGTATTGGGGTTTTATTATGCATCCACTCTGCCACTTGTAGCATGCCAGGAAGTTCGTATACTTGTATAGCTGCATTGTCGCCTCCTGTTCCTAAGCTAGGATCTAATGACAGCAAATACAGTGCGCCAGGTTTAACTGGCTTGTACCAACGTACCTGTCCTTGTTTAGCCCATGGATCTTTTGATTCCATCATGGTTAACTTTAAACCACTAATTAAAGTTTCATCAAAGGCAATAAATTCATTTAGGTGTTCGCGGCGGAAACGTTCTTCACCAATTTTAGCTTCTTCCTCATCTGCCCATTCTTGATCTCTATCTGGATGTTCTTTCCAATCAGCGTTATAGCTCTTGAACCCATTCTTACCTGTTGCTTTTTTGTTGCCATACTCGTCAATTGTATTGCATGCTTCACGCCAAATTTGTGCAAACTGATCATCGTCCTGGTTGGGTGTACTGGTAATAATACATTTACCGCCAGTACTTAGGGTAGGAGATAGTGCTGTCCAGAATTCACGGGCAATGCTGGGACGCACAAATGCAAATTCGTCCAAGTATGCTAACGATATACTCAAACCACGTCCGGTGTTATCTGTTGTTGCCTGTGCAATGATTCGGCTACCATTGTCAAACTCTATACTACCTTTGTTGTAGCTAGTAACACCAGCTCGGATAAAGTTAGGCAATAATTCATAGCTGAAACGAATACGTGTCATAATCTCTTGTGCACCACTATATTTGTGAGCTGCAATAAGGATGGTTTGGTCAGGCATAAACATACTGTACCACAGTAAATACGCACCAGCTGCTGTTGACTTGCCCATTTGACGACTAATCAATGCAATACTATACCTATAATCATGATATGATCGTATTAGCTCTTTTTGGTACCCAAAAAGTTTAAATTTCATACGTCCCTTTGTTGGATGTTGTATCCAGCAATATTCTTCAATAAAATACAAAGGGTCATCCATGCATTTAGCAAGTTCTAATATCTGCTCTTGGGTGTATGTTTCTTTTATATAAGGGGTTTTAGTTAATTTAGTATCTACACTCATCTTGCTCTTTCCAGATTAAAAATAATACTGTATCTAGGTGTTTTATCACCGCCTAGATATGTTACTCCATGAGTAGTTGGCTCATAACCATTTTCAGTTGCGTAATCTCCCCATCCCCACAGGGTATAATTATTTGAGAGTTCATTGCCTGTAATCATGTGGTTATTTTTCATATAATAATATGCACGACTACTTTCTCCCAAATGCAAACTTCCATAATTTTCATCTTCGTGGTCGTTGCCAAAACGTACAAAATTCCAAAACATATAGCTATGGTAATCTACATTTTTTGGTATGTCATATTTTACAATCATTAATGTTGTTTGAGTTGCATTGTTAAACAATTTTCCTTTTTGTTTAAGATCGCCTAAAAACGTGTCTCTTATATTATAAAAATATTCCAGTGCTGGAATTTCGGTTGTATTAGCCCACTCTGGTATATATAATTTATCCCTAGTAACTATATCGTTTATGGTTGAACCTCGATCGTCTGGTTGTTTTTCTGGTGGTAAATTTGCTCCAGGTTGGTGCCAATCATGTAATCCTGCCATACAGTCTTTATCCCAGGCTATACACTTGTTAGTATACTTATATGTCCAAACCCTGCGAGGTGTTTTATCGTCTGCAACAAAAGTTAAATCAAAAAGGTCCTTCTTTCCTTCTAATTGATTAAAAAGTTCATTACACTTTTCCCATCTGTCGTTGAACTGACCTAATCTAGGTTCTTTTTTAATCTCAATCATCGACCAAATGCCCATTCACGTTCACGACACCACCAACATTCACCACAAGTTGTGGTCATCCAAACTGGACTGTCTCGATTGTGTCTGGCTTCCTGTTCACAACTTCTAGTGTAGGGAAATAATAACTTTATCATTCCCAATTGGCTGTACAGATGTGCTACCATTCTTTTATCAACATACATCAAAGGTAGATATCTCCAATTATTGATCCGGTCCTTTAATATAAATCTATCATGACCAGGATCACGTGCTGTATATCTGCCCTCAAGCAAATGTTTCTCTGATAGTGGAGGATTTTGCGTAGTCCCGTGAATAAAGAAGTTTGCAGTTCCTTCATTAGCCATCTCAACTTCAACAATGTTTAAATCAGAACGTCTTTGGTCATCTGAAAAGTAAGTATAGTGACTTTTAATTATATTCGTTCTAGTAAGTTGCAGCAATCTATCAACTACACTAGAACCATACTTGGCATTATACCAGCCTTTGGGTTGGTTAGCACAAGTAATAAAATGTATTTCTGCATCTGGTACATGCTGTTCGCAATATTTTATTGTCATGTAACCAAGAATGGCACTATCAGCACCGCCGCTGAGGTTTACACATATTTTATTAATATCATCAGGTATATGAAAGGACATTTCCTGTCCGTGCGGATCA